CGAAACGCTCCAGAAATAAACGCAAGCCAATCCCAAAAGAATCTGACGTAAAAACCTTCAACTACACGGCTCACCTGTGGGATATCCGGTGGCTAAGACATCGTGCGAGGAATACAAGGTGATTGACTAAAATCGAAGTTACGAACAAGAAAGCGTCGAGCGGGCTTCAGTGTACACTGAGTGGATTCTATCTAGGCTTAGTGCATACAGAAGATTGCTGGTAAAGGACATGCCAGGCAAAACGATGAGGACTGATATTTATGAAAACATCTGATTTTTTACTGTTCTTGCATGCGGTACAGGAGGGGCTTTGACCGGGCATTTTATCGTGAATATTTTCACTTGGTATTTCTTTGGTTTTAGAGATTACTTCACTCGATGGGTTTTAAATAGTTTTCGTCGGTTTATCGGGTGCAAGCCTGATATGAGAATTTATAAAGATGAAAAGAATTGATTGTTAATGTGTTATGAGGTTTTTTGTTGTGAGTTTGTAATTTGCTTTTATGGAAATACATTAAGTAAATATAATTAAATATTCAAATTGTATATGTATGCGACATGTTGGTGTTTGGTCGCATACACTGTTGAATATTTGGCTAATGTTATATCAATGTAGAGTTAAAGTCTAACACAACATAGACTCTCTATATGCTAACGTCTTGACTATAACTGCAATTATTTTTTCATTAACTTCGTTACCTATGCTTAAACGCGAAATATCTTTCTCATGAGTTTTGTTCAAAAATATCAAGAAATTTTTCATTTCGTTTGGTAATGTATTTAGTTCTGTTTCTGAGAATCTTTTTTCATAAATCTCATCGATTTTATGTTTGCATGTTTCTGATTGTGATGTATTTAAAATGGCTCTTTCTCCTTGGGTACAGGAGTTTATAACTTCTTTCAGTATTTGTTTTTGGTCTTCTGGGGATGTTCTTTGTCCATTGAATGCGTAAGATATCCTGTCTTTTGTTTTGAAAAGTGGCATGGTTATATTTTTTGTATGCTGGAGGTCAACACAAAGAGCTATTGCCTGAGTATTTAGTATGTCCGGATTATGGGAGTAAGTTGATCTTTTCAAAGCATTAGCACTTGCTGATGCCCCTTCATATGGATTTTGATGAAATAATAGATTTAGTATGTTTACGATGAATAAAGACATCATTTGTGGTGGTGTGCCTTTCTCAAGAGAGCGCATGATTGCTCCCGATAAAGAGGACATCAGACTTAATCCTTGTGTTAATACCCGCTGGGTGGTTTTAAAGGCCGCTTCTTGCGATATAAATCTCTGAGCAGAATTTGGGTTATCAGAAGAACCATGTTTATAAGCTTTATACCATGAGTCACCTAATATAGCTAAGGCCAATGGTATATCAGCATAACTCACTCCCCTACCTATAGTTCTTACTATGCTACCTGTTTTAACTGCTCCATTAAGCATTAACAGTGGTGACATGGTTAGTAATGTACTTGTTAAACATAGAGTAAATCGTGCTATAACCGAACCTGTTATTTTTTTATTACTTATACAATACTTAACTTCATCTATTAGTTTAGGATATTGATAGAATATTGTTGGTGCATGAAATAAAGTTGCTGATAGTAAATCACCAAGTATGCGTACCTGGGTTATATCTAGTGATAATACATTACTTAAGAATGCTTCTGTATTTATTGTTGGAGAAGGTGATGTATATAAAGATGGTTGTTGAGACTGTGAAGGTGATTTGTTATAGTCGCCATTAAAAAATAATGCCTGTATGAGCAAGTGAATGCTGATTCCGCCTCCGGCTCTGAACGCATATGGAAGTATCTGTTCGATTTTATTGTGTATGGCCATATAGGCTTTATAAAAACATCCTGACTGATTATATACCTGATGATATTGATCGTTCAGAACTCTCATAAGATGGAGAACAGTTTCTGCACTCTCATTCTCTTTTGGTATAATTTCATGAATGATGCTGTCCAGTTGATATTTTTGCTTGCATGTTAGGATTTTTGTAATTCTTTCATCGATTTCAATGCATATTGAATTATTTTTATCGGATAATAACAAATCATTTTCCTGTGTATTTGTTTGTATCTCTTGTGGGATATTAATTACCACATCCGTACATGTTCTATCCACCTCATTTGTCTTTATGTTGTCAAGAAAATCATTTAACGTCAGTTGAGAACCCAATTCATTAATGTAGTCCAATGATGACGTAGAAGAGCTATTATCAAGAAAATCGTTCAGAGTGAGCTCGGAGTCGTTTCTTGTTATCGGATATACATTTGTGGAAGCGGCTAATTTAATACTCCGGTTGCTGGAGGTAGAAGCTGTTGGTTCAGAGGTTGACGAACACTGCATGTCAATGCATACATAACCTTTATTTGAAGTTGAATTTGGAATCAAGTTTCCTCCTGAATTAATGGTTTTCCATAATACTAACTATTGATAAAAATATTTTGCATTTCATTAAAATAAAAAACCCCATGGAAAATATTTTTTGTTAGTTATTACATACAGCACATCAGGTCGTCAATATAGTCTAACTATAGTTATCACTAAAAACTTGCCTCGATTTTAGATTTTTCCAGTATTTGTAGATATTGCACTGAACACCGAATACGTAGCAGAGGGTGTCTACACGATAACGTGCTATGAGCTACCATGTTGTCGAAAAATTGTTTAGTGAGTATGACATCAGGAATGTGGTGGTCTGTTTTAATATTTCTACTTCTATTTCTATTTCTATTTCTATTTCTATTTCTATTTGTTGTGATTTTTTCTTTAGTTCATGTATTTCGATTTGTTTCTGAATTATCGGGGGTAGTGTCTTCCCTTTTCCCTGAGGCTTATCATGCAGTTATTTTCGCCATCTTGGTATTGTGGAAATACCGACATCCATAGCTTTGGTGAGCTCTGTTCAGGTGGCCAAATTCAGAAAACCATTACGGAGGAAGAAGGCGATGGCTAAACCAGCGCGAAGACGATGTAACCGTAAAAGAGAAGATTTAACTGTTAAAAGGATATTTGAGTTACTAAGTTTCGATAAATCTACCGGGGTATTTAGATGGAAAGTTCCCACTCAGGGAAGGATAGCATTAAATAGTGTTGCTGGAGCTTTTGATTCCAACGGTTATTCAATGATCATGATAGATGGGCGTAGATATAAAACTCACGTCTTAGTTTTTTACATAACTCATAATCGTTGGCCTGCTGGTCAAATTGACCACGTTAATGGAATTAGGACCGACAATAGGCCAGAAAATTTAAGAGAATGCCTGCCAATAGAAAATTCAAGAAATATAAGGATCCGAAAGAATAGCAAATCAGGTTGCAGAGGGGTTACTTGGCACAAACGACAGAAAAAATGGAATGTTAGGCTAGGATTCCATGGCAAGAGTAAACACTTCGGATGCTTTGATGATCTGGAGTTAGCGGTACTAGTTGCTGAAGAAGCCCGAGATAAGTATTACGGTGATTTTTCCGGCAACGAAAGGAGCACTTATGCGAATCTATCGAAGGAAATGTAAATGTTGCAATGAATGGTTTATACCAAAATATCAAAATCAATATTGGTGTAATGAGATTTGTGGAACCAAGATAGCACTCTAACGACGAAGTAAAGAACGCGAAAAAGCGGAAAAGGCAGAAAAGGCAGCAGAGAAGAAACGACGACGAGAGGAGCAGAAACAGAAAGATAAACTTAAGATTCAAAAACTCGCCTTAAAGCCCCGCAGTTACTGGATTAAACAAGCCCAACAAGCCGTAAACGCCTTCATCAGAGAAAGAGACCGCGACTTACCATGTATCTCGTGCGGAACGCTCACGTCTGCTCAGTGGGATGCCGGACATTACCGGACAACTGCTGCGGCACCTCAACTCCGATTTGATGAACGCAATATTCACAAGCAATGCGTGGTGTGCAACCAGCACAAAAGCGGAAATCTCGTTCCGTATCGCGTCGAACTGATTAGCCGCATCGGGCAGGAAGCAGTAGAGGAAATCGAATCAAACCATAACCGCTATCGCTGGACTGTCGAAGAGTGCAGGGCCATCAAGGCGGAGTATCAACAGAAACTTAAAAAACTGCGAAACAGCAGAAGTGAGGTTGCATGAATATCTACGAAAGAATTGATGGCAGCAAATACCGAAATATTTGGGTAGTTGGCGATCTGCACGGATGCTACACGAACCTGATGAAAAAACTGGAGACGATAGGATTCGACACCAAAAAAGACCTGCTTATCTCGGTGGGCGATTTGGTTGATCGCGGTACAGAGAACGTAGAATGCCTGGAATTAATCACATTCCCCTGGTTCAGAGCTGTACGTGGAAACCATGAGCAAATGATGATTGATGGCTTATCAGAGCGTGGAAACGTCAATCACTGGCTGCTTAATGGCGGTGGCTGGTTCTTTAATCTCGATTACGACAAAGAAATTCTGGCTAAAGCTCTTGCCCATAAAGCAGATGAACTTCCGTTAATCATCGAACTGGTGAGTAAAGGAAAAAAATATGTCATCTGCCACGCCGATTATCCTTGTGATAAATACGAGTTTGGAAAGCCAGTTGATCATCAGCAGGTAATCTGGAACCGCGAACGAATCAGCAACTCACAAGACGGGATCGTGAAAGAAATCAAAGGCGCGGACACGTTCATCTTTGGTCATACGCCAGCAGTGAAACCACTCAAATTTGCCAACCAGATGTATATCGATACTGGCGCAGTGTTCTGCGGAAACCTCACATTGATTCAGGTACAGGGAGAAGGCGCATGAGACTCGAAAGCGTAGCTAAATTTCATTCGCCAAAAAGCCCGATGATGAGCGACTCACTACTGGCCATAGTTTATTGGTTTTCGTAACTGAGTCATTTTATTATTTTATTGCAACTTTTAATCTTTTATAGTGCGAAATAAATGGAGCTGGCATTCATTTCGCACTTTATGTTTTTGTTGGACTTATGTTATTTTGATTGAATTCAATTCAGTTAAAAAAAGAAGGTGATTGCTCCATTTATAAATGAATAGTCATCCCCTGTCTTGAATTCTGATGTTACTTTATTAAATGCTAGTGTGAAGGCTACAGGTGCATACCCAATTGTTGCGCCAACTTGATATTCATCAACAGTTTTGTTTAGCGATACTGTTGTTTGTTTCGTCTGTATTGTTTTTCCTTCGAGAGTATAGTTGCGATTGACATCTCGTCTTTCCATACCTGCAAAAATCTTGTATTTGAATCCGCTTGTATCGGACATATGCATTAAACCACGGGGAGCCAGCAGACCAAAGCCATTATCCGAATTGAAGGTTTTATCATTACCAATGGCAATGGTTGCGCCATATGCTACATATTGAAATAAGTTTCCAGTAACAGCAGAAACTTCAGGGTATAATCCAACATTAGCACCTAAAATATCCATACTTGGTGTCATGGATAGCATCCCTTTTACAGTATAACCGTAGCGATTCTCTATTTGATCATCCCATGCATGATATTTTTCTGCCCCAATAATCTCATGAGCTTTATTTTGTACTTTCTGACCGCCTGCGTCGGGGCCAACAACACCTATGTCAGTACCTAATCGATAGCGAATCCAGTCATTCGCAAGGGAGTTCCATTCAATACCAGTGTGAGTGTATGCACTAAAAGCTCTGTCTCCAGTTACAGCTGTGTTGTGTCTTTTATTACTGCCTGATGGAGAGTAAATATCTTGCGCAATATGGAGAGATAATTGGCTCGAGTCTGAGATATCGTGGCTATATCCCAGAAATAAGCCTTGTGAGTAATCATCTCTGTTTTCATGTTTATTGCCATAAATATCATTAAGTATTGGTTGAAACTTCCCTGCATCATCATTTGCTAATGATAATGCAAGGCTGTTCGCGATAGCTGAACACGTGGTAAATGACAGAGCAATAAAGACGCCAGCGATGACACTTTTTTTCATATGTTATTGTCTTCCTTTTTTTTGAATGGTGCGCGTATTTTACATACATGAGTTTGTAATACAAGGTGCGTAATCAATATGATGTTTTATAATTGCGTGAGACAATTGATTTATTCGTTTTTTATTGCGGTTTTATTATCTTTTAATGTAACGGTGTTTTTATTAAGTGTGTTTGCGTGGTGTTTTATGTTTTTATAATTTTTATTTTATTAAATTTAAATGCATTAGTAATGGCTATTCTATATAGCAATATAAGAACTGTTACAAAAAAAGGGGGGGCAATTACAGGTAGTTATGGATGATGAGTGAAACAGATATTGGAGAACCGGGGAATGAATGATGTCTGAGTCTTATATATCAGAACTCCTTCGCTGTCGCTGGGGGCTCCTGTGCTTATGTCGTTTCCCCGATTCGGTTTTGAACGATTACCGAATGTTGAAGAATTATGCCAAAATATAGAAAGGATTTACTGCATGAATACCCAATATTTACAGTATGTTCGTGAGCAACTTATGGCAGCTACTGCTGACTTGAACGGAGCAACGAAAGGCCAGCTCGAAGCCTGGCAGGAGCATGCACAATTTGATACTGGTACATACAAACGAAAGAAGCCGCGCATTCTGGATGTGGTAACTGGCAAGATGATTACGCTGGATAATACGCCGACTTCCGGTAAGCAGTCGTACGCAAAAGGTTCATCCATTGCTTTGGTCAGCCCGGTTGAATTCTCAACCTCTTCATGGCGCCGCGCGGTTTTGTCTCTCGATGAACATCAGAAAGCATGGTTGCTTTGGTGTTACAGCGAAAGCGTTCGATGGGGGCATCAGGTCACCATAACGCAATGGGCATGGAGCGAGTTTAAAGATTTGTTAAGTAACAGAAAAATTGCAGGTAAGACACTGGATCGCCTGAAGACGTTAATCTGGCTGGCTGCACAGGATGTGAAGAGCGAACTTGCAGGGCGTGAGGCCTATGAATACCAGACACTGGCATCATTGGTGGGAGTGACAACAAAAAACTGGTCCGAGACATTTACTGAACGCTGGGTTGCAATGAAGCACATTTTTCTACAGCTTGATAGTGATGCTTTATTGCTTGTGACGAGAACACGTTCAAAACAAAAGGCAGCATTTTTACAGCAAAATATTGCAAAACTGGATTAAAAGCCATATACTTCATGCAAATTTGGTATGTTGTAAAAAATGTATAAACCCGCTGCCGAGTGGGTTTTTTTTATGCCCTGAGTTGTACTTGTACGGTAAACATGCTGGCTGCTATGTAATAGAGTTTTTTTAGCCTGTAACCTCTTGACGGCATTGAATTGCTTTTGTTATGAGTTGTAAGCCAATGTTATCATCTTGTATTGGGGTGGTTATGAAGGATGGTGCGCTGCTCAGGAGTTC